GGGTAAGGGCAAGTTTGCAGGTCTTTACAAGGACGGCACAGGCAAGGGAGCAATCATCCCTGATCCTGTTGATGTTGGTGCCGCAGGTGGCGATGCCAAGTCGAAGTTCAATTCGAGCATCAAGTCCAAGAAGGCAATGCGCGAAGATGTTGATGTTCATATGACTGCCATGTTTGATGGCGAAGAACTCAGCGAGAACTTCAAGACCAAGGCATCGACAATCTTTGAAGTTGCTCTCAATGAGCGAACCGAAGAAATCCGATCCGAATTGGAAGAGGAGTACAGCAATCGCCTTACTTCTAGCATCGATGAGAACAAGACCGCTCTTACCGAGCAGTTGGATTCATATCTCTCATATGTCATTGAAGAATGGCTCGGAGAAAACCGTATTGCTATCGAGAAGGGTATTCGTACCGAAGTTGCTGAAGAATTCATGAGCAGTCTTCGCAACCTTTTCCTTGAGCACGATATCAATGTTCCTGAGAACAAGATTGATCTCGCAGATCAGATGGCTGAGACTGCCGAAAACCTCAAGACTCGTCTTGATGAAGAGATCATGAAGAATGTTCAGTTGACCGAAGCGGTCAAGGACTATCGCAGAGAACAAATTCTTGATGAAATGGCATCCGATCTTACCGTTACACAAAAGGAGCGTTTCCGTACTCTTACGGAAGGCGTAACCTTTAGTGCCGATGAAGATGATGTTCGCAGCAAGTTAGAAATCATCAAGGAATCATATTTCAGTGGCAAGCCTAAACTCAACCACACGGAAGAGAATGCTGCTACTGCCGAGGAAAGTATCGATGAGGTCTCCATTGGAGGTCAAATCGAAAATCTTAGCGAATCGATGAAGGCTTATACCGACACGCTTCGCCGTATTGCAAAAAGGTAAATAGCATTAACGCTAAATATCTTGTTCGTTTCAACAAAGCACTATTAAGGAGAATCCATAATGGAACTCACAATCTCAGAAGCACTTCAGAAGAAGTGGCAACCCATTCTTGAACACGCAGATCTTCCTGCAATCAAGGATAATTATCGCAAAGTAGTTACAACCATGCTTTTGGAAAACCAAGAGCAGTATCTCAAGGAAACAGCCCCAACCAACTTCTCTGGTGCCACCATCGGTGGTCAAGACGGTGGTGGTAATGTTGCTCGTTGGGATCCGATCCTCATCTCTCTCGTTCGTAGAGCGATGCCGAATCTGATTGCATATGATATCTGCGGAGTGCAGCCAATGAGCGGCCCAACAGGGCTTATCTTTGCAATGCGTAGCCGTTATATCAATCAGAACGGTGGCGAAGCACTGTATCAGGAAGCAGACACCGCCTTTGGTGGTTCGGGTTCTACTGGTACAACCGCACAGGGTGTTTACAACACTGATCCGTTTGACAACGCTAATGGTGTTGATCCTGTTGGTACAGGTACCTCAATGAGAGGCACCGTTGGTATGAACACCTATCAGGCAGAAGGACTTGGCGATACTGAACGGAATCCGTTCCCACAGATGGCATTCAGCATTGAGAAGACAACAGTCGAGGCTAAGACTCGCGCTCTCAAGGCAGAATACACGATGGAACTTGCTCAGGATCTGAAGGCGATCCATGGTCTCGATGCCGAAACCGAACTCGCCAACATCCTGTCGAGTGAAATCCTTGCTGAAATCAATCGCGAAGTTGTTCGCGTGATCTACAGCAATGCCAAGTTGGGTGCTAAGAGTGGTACCACACAGACACAGGGTGTCTTTGACTTGAATGTTGACTCCAACGGTCGTTGGTCTGTCGAGAAGTTCAAGGGTCTGCTCTTCCAGATTGAGCGTGAGTGCAATCAGATTGCTAAGGAAACCCGCCGTGGAAAGGGCAATTTCATTGTCTGCTCTTCGGATGTTGCCTCTGCTCTCGCAATGGCAGGAGTGCTTGACTATGCTCCTGCTCTCAGCACCAATCTGAATGTTGATGACACGGGCAATACATTTGCAGGTGTTCTTAACGGCAAGTTGCGTGTGTATATCGATCCTTATTCGTCCATGACAACTGCCCATGACTTCTTCATGGCAGGATATAAGGGTTCGAGTGCATATGATGCAGGTATGTTCTACTGCCCGTATGTTCCGCTACAGATGGTACGCGCAGTCGGCGAGAATTCGTTCCAGCCGAAGATTGGTTTCAAGACCCGTTACGGTCTTGTTAACAATCCTTTTGCTACGATTGCAAATAATGCATCGGTTTCTGACCCATATGCCGCCGCTGCTGCTCGTAAGAACATTTACTACCGCATTGTTAAGGTAACTAACCTGTTCTGATTTGTACAAATTCACTGCATATTGCAGTAAAATTCATGGAGACTGTAGGAAGAAATTCCTACAGTCTCTTTTCTTTCTAAATACTATCGATGACAGTACCTAAGATACCTGATGATATTGTTGCTGGCAGTCTTAACAGACAGCCTATTAATACGAATCCTGCATTCTCAACCAATTTTAGGTTGATGATTCCTAAGGTTCGTAATGCCGTGTATTTTTGCACCGAGGTATCATTTCCGTCTTTGAGTATGGAACCCATTCGGGTTTCTGTACCAATGGCATCTCCGATAAAGTTTTTCGGCAACAAAATTGACCATGGAGAATTGGTAGTCAAGTTCATCATCAATGAAGACTTCAGTAATTACTTTGAGATGTCGGATTGGTTTAAGAAATCTCTCAACTACTATGGATTCTTCAATGATAACTCTCAGGCAAGAATGATGAATCTCATTTCCGATTCGGGGCAATTGCTAATACTGAACAATAAGAAAACCCCTGTAGCACGAATTGTTTTTGATGGACTTATGATTACGGGTCTTGGAAACATTCCGATGAATTCTTCTGTTGCTGATGCACCGATCATTATATGTGATGCAACATTTCAGTTTACCTCTTATGACATAAAGGATCCTTAATGACATCACCTAGCGTCAAGAATTGGCTTCCTGAACTGACAAACTTTGGTGCATTAGGAAACAATCCTCTCAACACAAATCTTGCTGCAAGCACCAATTACAGATTTATATGTGAGAAGGTGCCCACTGTTACATACTTCTGCACATCGGTACAGACACCGAATCTTACATCAACCCCAACAGTTCACAATCATCTGTTTGCTGCAAACGATATCAAATCTCCAGGTGGTAGGGCATCATCTGATATCTCATTGAGATTCATCATCGATGAGAACTTCCGCAACTATATGGAGATGGTTAAGTGGATGCGATCAGGAGTTCCATATCGCGACTTCAAGGAGATTGTCCCCGAGTACAAGGGAAATGTAAACCATGGCAAGTTGTTCTTCTTAAACAACAAGAAGAACCCCATACTCATGATGACATTTTCCAATCTGATTCCCACTCAGATATCGGGATTTACTTTAAGCCACAGCGAAAATGAACCATCGGTGATGAGTGCAACAGTCAATTTTGTATTCGACACATATGATATCGTCAAGGTTTCATAGGCTTTTGAGTAGCCTTGGGTGGTATTGGCTTCTGTGTGCCTGATGGCTTGGTGGATGAAGAAGGCTTTTGTGGTCTTTTCGGACGAGTAACTGCTTGTCTTCGTGGCATAGTTATATCTTTTCGGTAGGGATACCCGTGTATCGAACACTTAATTTTTCACCAATATGTTGAAACGATACGAGTACCTCAGCCCATCCCACATCACGCAAACGATTGCATTCTTTCATCGTGACATGGTATAGGATTGTTGGAGAGATTTCCGTTCCCATCATATAGACCATTGTAATAATATACTCACGATTTTTAGATGAGGTGGTATTGGTCATACTAGTGTTTATGGTATGAGTCTTTTCATGCCATTTTATGAACAGCATGGATCGGTGATCCGTATAAACATATTAGGAGAACACTATGAATATGAAAGCAATCTTATCACTTCTCACAAGCATGATCATACTCAGTGGCGCAAATGGCATTCGTAAGACAGAACCACAGCCGACTGCGATAGACACCTTCTTCGTACAGTGGAAGAATGACACAGACAAGGATACAATCCTTTCAGTCATATCGGGAATTGAAAGCACAGAGCACTACTCTCATATTCCAAACCTCACGCTTATCAATATGAACAGTGTTGCCTCGATGAATCATGCAATGTCGGTTCTTGCTGCAAATCCGAATATCGAATTTATAGAAGGAGATCAAGTGTTCACTGCGACTCGCCATGAGGTGATTCCAAATGATGTAGGGTTTTCTCAGTGTTGGGGGCATCGCAATACAGGAACATCGGGAGGACTTGTCAACTTTGACATGAATACCTCGAACGCATGGTCGATCACACAGGGATCATCGGCTATTAAGATACTCATTTTCGAAACAGGCATACAGCAAAACCATCCCGACATCAATCAATTGACAGGGCGTGACTTCACCACAAGTGTAGTCAATGGTGTTGTGGGTGGAGATCCAAGTAACTCATGCGACAATCACGGAACAGCAGTTGCAGGATGTGTTACAGGCATCATTAATAATTCTATAGGAACTGTTGGTGTTGCTCCAAATTGCAAAGTTATATCTGCAAAGGTGGGTGTATCAATCACTCCATGTAATGGATCATGGCAGGGACAGACATCATGGACGGTAAATGCCATCAATTGGGGCATTGCAAACGGTGTTCGTGTTACCAACAACAGCAATGACTATGGAACAGTATCGACCGCAATGGCAACTGCATACACAGCAGCACGAAATGCAGGGGTAGTAAACTTTGCGTCTTCGGGCAATTCAGGAAATACAACTATAGGTTTTCCTGCAAGCACATCGAGTGTTAATGCAGTTGGTGCAAGCAGCCGAAATGGACAGAAAGCATCGTTCTCATCATATGGCTCAAAGATTGCCTTTGTCGCAGCAGGACAATCGATCTACACCACCGATAGGACAGGAACAAATGGATATGGATCGGGAGACTACACCACAATTGACGGCACATCATTCTCTTCGCCGTATGCTGCGGGTGTTGCTGCAC